GCTTGAGTACCCGAAGGCAGTCTCTGAGGACCCCCATCTCGCATCATCAGTCTATGATTATAAAAACTCATAAACCAGAAACAAAAACTGTTGGAAAGCAACAAAAATTTAAAACAAATTTAAGATGCCACTTCCCTTCGAAGTCACGGCACACTATTAAACATATAAAAAATTATAAAATGTTCAACAGGATGCTATATGTAACTCTGCCAATCTTGTTTCCGGATCTAGATTTGGACTTATATAAGATGCAGCTAGGGTATATATTACATTTATACCAGTCAAAAGGACCTGAGTATGTAGTAAGATATCTTAAAGCTACAACCGAAAGCCTTGAAGCACTAGTGCTCCATATGAATCTAGACCTGCGACACGAGAAGGTTAGTCTGGGAAAGGATAAGGACCAATGGCCCAAGTGGTTGGGATCTCGGCTTAAGAGCAAGATTTTAACTGAGAGGGACATATCGTCCATCAAGCTAGTGCTGACTCTTTGTAGCACGAGAAATTTAATCACTATCCCGACACGTACTAACCTAGTATCGATCACAGCACTCCCTGGGTTTGATGACAACGCGGTTCGCCGCATTGCCACATCCACGAAGGAAGATACTGAAAAGCTAGCCAAGAACTTCTTTGCTCCTGAGATAGGTTCGATGGTGGAGACCACCGACGGTGTCGTAGTGACCACCCCTACGCCCGGATTAGAGGTTTCCCTTAAATCTGGACCTAACGGGATTACGTTTTTCAACTTCCCTTGGGACCGAGCTGCCATATTGGCCAATTCAGACCTCACAAACTCTTTAGAGAGGTTCGCTGCTATAGTGTATAGTGGCGCGATAGCCGATTGGTTTGATGAGAAATTATTACCATACAAAGATCTGGTAGATTCAAATCGCCACCTCCACGTCGGTAAGATCTCTCTCACCTTCGAAGGCGGGAAATTAAAACCCCGTGTCTTCGCAATGGTAGACTCGTTCACTCAATCGTTATTAAAACCATATCACAGCTTTTTAATGCAGGTATTAAGGAACATCAATGAAGACTGTACCTATGACCATTCTAAGGTAGTCAACGTAGCGCATAAAATGTATTCGAGTCAAGGTGAAAAATGAGGGAGCACTAGCAGCTACCGGGTTGTAACTGGAGTTTACCGGAGACCCCAAAAGGGTCGAAGTCCGAAGCAAGTCTTCGAAATACGGAAGCTCGAATCTGACTGAGCCAAAAGCCGGTCGTGAATACCGAGGTC